AATACATGGCAACAATCAATAACCTTTTGACCGCACTTCCCGCCCCTGTGGCCCTTGTGCTCATGCTGGGCGGGTTCATCTTCTACGCCCTGGGCTGCATCCGGCTTGGGTATGGTGCGGCAGTCAAGGGCACCGTGCTTGACCTGATCGAGCAGGCAGAGCACGAAATTCAGGGCACCAAGCGCGGCGTAGAGCGCAAGGCGTGGGTGGCGCAGATGCTCCGCACGGCCCTCAGCGCCAGCAAGTGGGGCAGGCTCATCTCGTGGGCCATTACCGATGAAACCATCGGCACTGTGATTCAGTTTTTCTTTGACCGCATGAAAGCGGCGCTGCAAAAGCAGTAAGGAGGATATCATGGCAAGCACTACATACGCACACGGACGTTTTCGTGACCTCACGAAAACATACCATCTCGGAAATGCCAACAAAATGGTGGCAAAATGTCACTGGTTTGCCACGCTTGGCAATATGGTGCGCAACGCCGGACAGTTGCCGCAGCCTTTCTGGCTCGGTGCTGCCCGTGGCGGCGGCTCGTGTAGTCTTTCCGCCAGCGTTGCAAGGGCTTAATGCAGAACAGATAAAAGCTGTGATAAAACGTGCGCCGCTTGGGAGGTATGACCGGAAAATCGCCCGGTTGCGGTACGTTGACCAGCTATGCCAAGTTGATATTGCAGCGCGTGTGCCGTATTGTCGGACATCAATCGGCAATAGGTTGAAAATCATTGATAAAATACTGAATGTGTGATACTATACTTTTAATTGGGTGCGATTTCTCACGAAACGCATTGAAGCGGCAGGCTTTCGGGTCTGCCGCTTTTCTTTTTGCACGATTTGTGGTATAATATGTCCAACAAATCCACCCGGCCTCTCGAAGAAGCGCATTAGGGTGGATATCTGAATCCGTCAAGCCTCTCAACGATGCGTATCATGGCGGGTCTTTTTAGTTGATACAGTTTCCTGCCCGCCTACTTGCAGTGCGTACCATGCGGGAGACGCAATTTTGCCGCTTCGGTGGCAGGGCGATTACTCGCTCACTTATAATCCATTAGCTTTTAGGCTGGTGGATTTTGTTTTATTCTTACTAGTTTTGTCGAAAGCATTGCCATATATTGGATGATGTGATATCTTAGCATTGCACTCCAATGTGTGTATCCTTACAGTTAAGCGCTCATGCGGATTTTTCCGTGTGGGCGCTTTTCTTTTTTTGTCCTTCGTTGTACCTTCGTTGTCTCTCGTTTTTTGCCAGTGCGGTACACTGAGCGCAATAGGAGGGATGTATTATGAGCTATTACCAGACACCCGGAGCGCCCTACGTTCCACAGCAGCCAGTCAACCCTTACGGTGGCATGGGTACAGTTGGGCTTGCCACTCCCCTACCCAACACGCAGATGCAACAGGCACAACCGCAGCGTCCGCAGCCGATGAATGGGCAGCAGCCTGTTCAGCAGTCGGCACCGGACGGCGGTTGGCTGCTTGGTAGACCTGTTTCAAGCAGGGAAGAATTTTTGGCAATACCGTCTGACCTGTATGGCAGACCGACCTACTGCCCGGACTTGCGCAGCGGCGTGATCTACTGCAAGCGGCTGAACCCGGACACCTGTGAATCCTATGTACAGGAGTTTTACAGCCCGGAAGCGTGGCGGCAGATGCAAGCACAACAGGCACAGCAGACCGCTGCACCGACACAGCAGTATGTGCCTATTGAGCAGTACAACGCCCTTGTGCATCGTCTGGATGAACTGGAAAAGTGGCAGAAGAGCTTTTCAAAGCCCGCTGCCGCTGCGAAGAAAGGAGAATAACAATGCCCTCTCCGTTTGATATGATTACTCACAGCCCCATCATGCAGCTTGCAAATCTGGCTCGTGCCGGGCAGAACCCGATGGGGCTTATCCAGCAGTTGAGCGGGCAGAACGCCCCTATCATGCAAGGTTTGAACCTGATTCAGGGTAAGAACGAAACGCAGCTCAGGACGATGGCACAGAACCTCGCCAAAGAGCGGGGCATTGACCTGAACCAGCTCGCGAGCGTCCTGAACCTGACGCTGCCCAAATAACGGAGGTTTGTATGGAAGAATCAAAATCTGTTTCCCCTGAAGAAAATATTGAAAAAAACTTCGAAAAAAATATCTTTGACGGAAACGACAAATCGGGGCTGATGCTTCTCGCCATCATCTTTTGGCTTGCTCGAAATCCAAACGAAGATAATGCTGAATAACGCATCCCTCTAAGCGAAACGCTTCTCAGTTTTGCGGACTTGATAAAAACCGCTTTTATCTGGCTTCGCCCATCGCACACGGCGGTGGGATAGCATAACGCAAAACTGAAAGGAGTTTTGTTATGGACGATTTTGCAACTGGCTATCTGGCTGGGCAGGACGGCGGTAATAACAACGGCGGCTTCTTCGGCAACGAAGGTCTGTGGGCGGTTATCATCCTCGCCATCATCTTCGGCTGGGGCACAAACGGCTACGGTCGAAACGGTGGTGACAACGGCATGAACAGCTACATCCCTTATCTGGTGGGCACCGGCGCAACCGGTCAGGGCGGCGCAGATACTCGTGCGGCTTTGTCTGAGGGCTTCTACCAGCAGGACACTTCCCGTTCTCTGGCTGGCATCCAGAGCGGTATCTGCTCTCTTGGCTATGACCAGCTGGCACAGATGAACGGTGTAAACACCAACATTGCGAACGGCTTTGCTGGCGTGAACAGTGCCATTTGTCAGCTTGGCTACCAGAACGCACAGCTGGTGAACGGTCTGGAGCGCAGCGTGTCCAACGGCGACAACGCCATCAACCTTGCCATCATGCAGGAGGGCAACGCTCGGCAGGCTGGTCAGACCGCACTTGCCACGCAGCTTGCATCTTGCTGCTGCGAGAACAAGCAGCTGATCGGCGACCTGAAGTACACCATCGCAACGGAGGACTGCGCTACCCGTCAGGCTATCGCAGACAACGCCCGCGCCATCGTGGACAACTGCAACGCCAACTTCCGCAGCATGATGGACTACTTCACGCAGGATAAGATCGCCACTCTGACCGCCGAGAACCAGAACCTCAAGTTCGCCGCTTCTCAGGATCGTCAGAATGCGCTTCTGACCACCGTGATGTCTCAGCAGACTGATACCATCCTGAACCGGGTCAATCCTCGTCCGATTCCCGCTTATCAGGTGGCAAACCCCAACTTGGGCGTGAACTGCTGCGGCTGCTGCTAACCAACACACTCCCCGATAATACCGGGTGAACCATCGGGGCAGGGGTGAGACACCTCTGCCCCTGATTTTTTAGGAGGAAAACATTATGGCTTGCAAAACAAGCTGCAAACTCTGCCCTTACTTGGTCATCAGTCAGGCGGTAACGTTCGCCAATGACACGCTGACCATCAACATCCCTGCTGGCGCATACCAGAACGGAGAGAAGTATTGCATCGTGGTTGCCCAGAGCATCCCGGACACGACCACCATCAACGCCCCTGTGGTCATTACCATCGGTGCAGGTACGACCGCATACCCTCTGACAGACTGCAACTGCGCTCAGGCAACCGCCGAGAGCATCCACACCCGCACCCGTTACGCTACCCGCGTTGCAACGTCTGCGACCGGCACAGGCACGTTCAAGTATCTTGGCTGCTTCTGCCGTTCTCACGCCGGTGCGCCTGCGTCCATTTCCTAAGGAGGTATAGATTATGGGCAAGAACACTTTTCGCCGCATGATGATGCTCCGTGACCACGACAAAAACCGTGAGCCGGAGCGTGACCGCCTTGAGGAAGAGCGTGACCGCAGGGAACGTGAGCTGGAACGCCGTCTGCGTAAGCTGGAAGGCGGCAACGACCGCTATCCCTACTATCCGCAGGAGGAGAACCGCTACATCGACCCCTACCCTATCCCCCGCTACCCTGACGTAGAGTATGGGCGCAAGATGCCGCAGATTGGCTTTTCGCAAAACGGAGACTGGGACAAGCGGGCTGGGCAGTACGAGCATGGCGGTGCGGACAGCCGTTCCATCAAGATGCCACGCAAGCACCTCACCCACGATGAAGCGGAGGAATGGTGCGACAGCATGGTGAACGCTGACGGCACTAAAGGTTGTCACTGGACGCTGGAACAGACACAGGATGTTGCCAAACAGCGCAATATCACCTGTGACCCGAACGATTTCTGGGCTGTTATGAACATGATGTACTCGGATTATTGTCAGGTTGCAAAGCGTCAGTCCGTTGACACTCCGGGCTTCTACGCTGACATGGCAAAGGCGTTCCTTGAGGACGCAGATGCCGCAGATGGCAAGGCGTATCTCTACTGGGATTGCATTGCTGATAAGTAAAACAGAACCCCTGTGTAGTTTTTAATGGCTACACAGGGGTTGTTTTATTTTGTATAGTACAATTCCATATCTGCTTTGTATGTATCAAGTCGTCTTTTACTATCCATGAGAATGTTAAAACTGAATCATGCTGTAAAAGATACCACAATAAGCAAAATCAAGTGCGTTGTAACCCATTTCCCGGCAAAGATAGAAGGAATCTGAACTGCTACGGCAAAAGCATCGAACAAAAGAACGCAAATGCCACGCTTAACCATTTTCTGTAAGCGGATAATACTTCCTTCGTAAAATTCCTTCGACCTCATCATACGTCAATCCTCCTAGAACTCAGCTTTTATCGACTTAGTGATTGTCTGGCCCACCAGCAACGAAATCTGCAATCATGTTAATTAAATCATACAGGGGACCTTCAATATCATACGGGTCAGACAAATGTCCTTCAAGATATTTCCAAACAACCTTTGCTTGCTCTGTAGTAACTTTTTCTTTTCCACCAATCGCTCTGTTTAACGCATCGGCAATATCTTTATAGAAAGCAGTATAAGTCTCTTCACGAGCTTTCATTTTAGCCTGATTAAGCCTTTTCACTTCGTCCTGATATTTCTGATTGTTCTTAGAAACCTGTTCACGATTCCATTTTACGGATTTATCTTCGTCAAACACATATCCATCTTTTACAAGAGACATCCCTACTGGCTTACACGACATATTCCTTACTTTATTCAGTCGCTCAACATAATAGTCACTCATATCAGTTTCCCCTTTTTCAATTATTTACGTAATACCGTTATAAATTTTATTTGAAAATCTTATAGAACTTAACTTTTATCGTCAATCCTCCAAGAAATCCTCTTGATTTAGAACTTGATTTACAATTCGTTCTGTGCATTCTTTGATAACAGTAGATGCGGGGACGTGATCTTCATAAGCTATGTTTTCATATTGTGCTCCTGCATATTCAAAGAACCTTTTGGAAAGTATTTCTGCATCCGCACGGCACAACGGCTTTAATTCGTATTGCAACGGAAATCTTCTTGTAAGCGCAGGGTCAATCCTATCAAATCGGTTTGTCGTTCCGATAATGATAACATTGTTCGGCAATCTATCCATTTCTTACATAATCGCAATAACCACACGGTTCATTTCCCCAACGTCATCTTTTTGCCCACGAGCCATTCCGACCGCATCTATTTCATCAAAACAAAGAACGCAAGGAACGGTTCTCACATAATCAAAAATTCTTGCAAGGTTAGATTGTGTTTGCCCTAAATGCGAATCAACTAGATTTGAAAATTGAACCCTCAAAAACGGAAGTTTTGCTTTATGTGCGATATACCTAGCCAGCATGGTTTTTCCACATCCACTTTGCCCATAAAGCATCAATGCAGGCAAATAAGGGATGCCCATTTCATTCAATTTTTCAGAGGCTCGATAAATGGCAACAATTTTCTGCGTTATATTTTTTTCTTCGTTCCTAAGAAGAAATCTTGCTTCTGGAAATTCTTCTGTATCCTCTGCGATCAAAAGATGCTGTAAGTTATATGGCAATTCAATAAATTCTCTTTTGCTCTCCAACTTGCGAAACATATTTTCTTTGAACTGCTCATCTTTTTTGGATGATATGGAATTCAAAATGATTTTAACAGCTTTTTGCGCGTTTCGCATATCACCATCGCAAACAAATCGAATAAGGTGTCGTTCACTATCATTCATCTAAAAAATCCTCCAGTTCAATCTTTCCGTCTGCCGCCGCAACCGCCAGAGCGTACACATACTGCCCGATGGTCATTCCGTGCCGTCTGGCTTCACGGTTGATGTACTTGCGCTCCTCCTCGCTCATAAGGATGGTAATGCGCTTTGAACGCTTGCCGTCACCGCTTGCAACGCCCTGATGCGATTCCGGCATCGGGATTTTTTTCTTTGTCAAGCCAGCTTCAGCCAGTGCGCCGGGAACATCTCCCTCTTCAATCAAACGCTGCACTTCTTTTGCCTGTTTCAGCTTCTTCGGCTTACCTTCGCCTAACACGGCATCATTTGGCTGACTTTTGTCGTCTTTGGCTCGCTTCGGCTTAATACCACTTAATTCTGCTTTACTCGGCTGTGCATGGCTGTCTGTGGCTTTACTGGGCTTAATCGGTACTTGTTCGGCATTATTTGGCTTTGTTTGGCTTACTTCTTCTTCCTTTGGCTCACTTCGGCTTAATGTCTGTTCCGAAAAAACAGGCTGGAAGTCAAACCCGCCCAACAAGCCGGATGTTTTTTTGCTGGTTGGCTTCATTTTGCTTCCTCCATCCGTGCGCCGCAGTTTGGGCAATATTTATATCGCGGGATTGCAAACGAAGCGTTTGGCCTGTCAATATACCATTTACAATAACTGCAACAAGCGCAATCTCTTTCTTCATCAGTTACAACCCAATGAGCTGTAGTCTGCAAGCTGTGTATGGTTATGGTTGGCAATTTTTTCAAATCATTAAGTTCGGTGCCGATTGATTGAAGCAGCCGTTCATCTTCTTCATCTTCCTTGATTTCTGTAAGAACTACAAGATTATTTTTGAGTTTTCTTTCAAGTATTCCAACGTCAGCTAGTCTAAAAATTGCGTTACTCACTTTTATCCCCCTCCACAATCATCTGTGCCAACGCCTTAAAATCCTCTGCGCTGGTGCTCTTTGCCGTGTCCCTACTAAACAGGCTGTGACGCTCTGCCTGCGCCTTACGAACGCCCATAGACGGTCTAATCTTCACGCCCAACAGCCTTGTTCCCATGCTCTGTGCAATCACAGGAAGCTGCTCCACAACCTCTTTGGACAAGTTCTCGCGGCTCTTGTACTGGTTCAGAAGCAGACCTTCAATCTTTAAGGTCGGGTTGAAATATCTGCGAACGTCACCAATGGTCTGCGAAAGCTGGCTCAATCCGGCAAGCGCATATCGGTCTGCTGTGATGGGAACGATGATGCTGTTGGCAGCGATCAGCGCGTTTACAAGCGCAAGGCCGAGCTGCGGGGGAGTGTCCAGAACAATGTAATCGTACCGTTCAGATACGCTTTCAAGCGCTTCACGCAGCCGGAAGTTCTTGCCAATGTCCCGGACAAGCTGCTCGTCAATGTCCTTCAATGCGTTGTCTGACGGCAGAATGTCACCGGCTTCGCAGTGCTGGATTCCTTCTTCCACTGTTCCTTGCCGGGTCATTACATCGAACAGGGTACACACATCCTCTGTCTGTGCGCCGTAGGTGTCCGTTGCGTTGCACTGGGCATCGCAGTCCACCAGCAACACCTTCTTGCCAAGCAACTGCAACGCACCTGCTAGACAGGTGCTTGTGGTAGTCTTTCCTGTGCCGCCCTTCTGGTTGGCGACAGCTATAATTTTTGCCATTTTATCACTCTTTCTTTATTTGCCGTTAAGCGCTTCAATGGAATAAAACGCCGGCATATACTTGTCTACGATACCCGCTTTGTCTACGCTTCTAATCAGATAGCCAACAGGTCTGTCGGGGAATGGTGTTCTGCTTAAAGACAAGATGTCCTTATACGCTGCCTTCACCGTATCGTAAACCGCTTCTTTGCGTCTCGGCAGCTTGATTTCGGGATGCTCTTTCTTCATCCACTTCTCAACCACTTTTGCCACGTCAATGCAGTCTTGCTTTTCCAGCTCGTCACATACAGACCAGTCAAAATCCTCGTATCCGCTTCTGCGGGGCTTTCTTGCAGCTTTTTGAGGTTCTGTCGATACTTCACTTGCCTGAGCTTCAATCAGCGTCTCGGACGCTTTAACTTTGGGCTTAAACTTGACTGCCACAGCCTTTCGTGCCACAAGAACCGGTTCGTAGGCCACCACAATGTCAGACACAGCATTGATTTCGTCTACTGCAACGTCAAGCACTCGTTTGCGGAGGTTCTTGTAAACATCGTAGCTTGCTTCCATCGCACCGAGCTGTTCTCTCAGTTTTTTCAGACTGATTTCATGCGGTTTACTGTCCATGTTCATCCAGTCCCGAAGAATCGAATAAAGCAGAATGCTGTACTGAGACTTCATTCGTGACGTGTAACGCAGCCGATACCGAACGTACCCGCTTTCGGCAATATCAAAAAAGATAGGGCGAAGGTCAGGGTTGCAAGTGATTGCCACAACATAAGACCTTGTTTCTGGTACATAGTCCAGTTTTGCCCTTGTGAACAAGACAAAACTCTCAAACGTCCCCTTCTCTTTGTCAATGGGAATCGACACCGTATTGCCCAGAAAGTGCTTGATCTGTGGCTCAATCCTTCGTGCATCAAGGCTTTTTAACCCAAGCAGGTCTCTGTACTCTGCCAACGAGAACTCCACACGGCTGCTGTTTGGGTCTCTAGGATTTATTCTTGACAAGTAAACCTCTAGCAACCGAAGCTCGCCTGCTGTGTAGTCCCTAAACTTTGCCCACACAAGGGATTTGCTTTTTTCAACAAGGTTGTTTTCTGATACTTTCGCCATCAGGTAGACACCTTTTCCTTCATTTTCTTTAATAGCTCGAACTGACGCTCATACTGCTGCATATATTGTTTTACGCTCATCTTCTTCAGGCCTTGCGTCAAATTGAAGTTATCTACAACATCATCTTTCCGAACAATAAATTTCGTTTTTGAAACAAATTGCTCTTTCAGTTCGACCTCGAATCCGTTTTCCTCAAACCATTTGATGGCAAACATCTCTTCCTTTGAAAAATCCCACTTCTGGTTCTCTTTTCCAAGTAGCATTTTTTTCACCCCCATTTGCTTGAGTAGAGTATAGCACATCACGGGGGACAAGTCAACACTTTTCGTCCCCCGTGGCTTGTCTTTTTGTCCCCCATAGGGTCGTCAAAACGTCCCCCATGACTTGTCAAAACGTCCCCCATGCTTTGTCATTTCGTCCCCCATCTACATATTATATATTAAACAAGAAATAAACAAGAGGTTAAATATCATCGTTAAATAGGCGATGACGATAATTTTCAACAATTTCTTTATTTTTCCATTCCAGCTTGTGGATAACTCAACCTTCCATTTGCTAAATAAAGTCTTTCCGGCAATGATTAGTCTTATATAACGTGTACAAAAAGTGGATGAAAAACTTTTGAGCCGGTTTTATGGGGGACGGATTGACAAGCTGACCAATCACAGGCAATAAATTAGCGCTAGTTCGTTATTTATTCCGCGCGAATATTGTTGACTTCCGATCTATGGGGGACGGAATGACAAGGCGAATTTGCCCGATAGGTGTACAAAAAGTGGATGAACCTGGACAAAATGTTCTTCAAAAGCTGCGATAATTCGACAATCAGCGCAAAATGTTTTCTTCGTTGATAGTATAAGAATCGTTTCGTTTCATGGCCGCAGCTTCCCCACAGTCCTGTGCCTGATACAAAATCTGCATATTGGGTTGTGTTCCGTCTGGGTCTGGGTCGGTTTTGGTGGCCTGTGCCATTTCATAATGACCTGTAACGGTGCGGCAGACGGATACACGATCACGCAAAGTCGTGTGAAGGTTGGCTACCATTTCGCATAGAACGGCAAGATAATCTGAGCCGTGATTACCATAGATCAGATAGCACAGTAGGTCAATTTCTTGCGGATGGGCTTCTTTGATATGCTCTATCAGTGTATCCCTCTTTCTCTCGGTGCTGGCATCGCCAGCCAGACTTTCCAATAATCCGGGATGCAAACAGGTGTCTATGTACGGCTTGGCCGCAACACCGCAGCACACAAACCATTTTATGATAGTAGAAGCATCTGGGGTCATTGTTCCTTGCTCATAACGAAAAATGGATGTGCGGCCTATACCCATTTTGTCCGCAAGCTTCTGTTGGCTAAGCCCAGATTCTGCTCTTGCCATCTCTAACGCTTTTGCCACTCGTATCCTATAATCATCCATAAATACCCCTCTTTCGACAAAATGATACAAAAGCAAAGAAATCCAACTGATATATTGTTCAAAATGTGAAACAATAATTGAAAAAAGTCGCTGTTCCATTGAAACAGCGAGATGTGGTATAACTGTATTGTCAAAAAATTCCAAATAGAAAGGAAACACAAAATGAAAGAAACTGTAATCTGGAACCATGAACGTATGCCGGTCATCGATGGAATGCCTGCCAGCGTTCCCGATGGGAAGCCGCACACACCTGAACCGTGGGAGGAAAGTTAATGAACCGAACCGTAGATACTCTGATTATTCCATACGCTCGCAGACGAACGCTAGAGCTTGTCCTAAGCCTTTCTGGGTACGAAGCTAATAAAGATGCTTACCTCGAAGCAAAAGGTATCCTAGAACGTGCCGTAGCCGCCTTGGACGATGGGCGCGACCCAGCAGATAACATTGAACGCATTGACGGACAGCTTGTGGAACTGTGAAAGGAGAAGAAGATGGACTTTACGAATGGATTCTATAAAGCCGAGAACCCTGTCGTTCTTGAAGAAGTGAAAACTTTCCTTCAGTCAATGGAACGGCGTGGAGCAACCGTGAAGGACTTAGACGATGCCATTGTGCAGCTAAACAATGTTTCGCACAGCATCAGCACAAACGCTCTCGTCAAAGCAGATGTGCTGGACGATTTACCGAATAACCCCTTTCGTTCCATGCTCAACGGAATGTTACAAAGCAAAGGGTGACTTAAACTTAATGTGGCTCTTAATCATTGTCATTGCAATTTTTGGTTTCCCCGATGCAAAGTAACGGATGTGAAGAAAACGTTCAATTTTTACGAAGTTGTTAAAAACACATTGACTTGACAACTAAAAGGTGTATAATCGTATCAAATGAACGCCCATACTTACCGATCGGGAGGATATGCCACAATGAGTGAACAGGAAAGAGTCAAGATTGACAGGTTTATCGCATGGCTGCTGGAACACCCGGAAAAGATTCCGACAGCGGAACAAGCACTAGACCTGGAATAACAGAAAATCCCTTGCGCAGAGCTACACCAGCCCGGCACAAGGGATTCTTTTATTTTACCGGGTCAGAACCACTTCTTTTTTCGGTTTCTACGGTAACGATATTTTCTGCTGTTGCCATATAGCACACGGTCGTTGCCTTTTAGCAAGGCCTGCATGAACCAGAAGCAAAAGGCACAGCCACATAACAGGTAATACACAGGCTTACCTCACATCTTCTCGATCAGGTTCATCAGAGCTTCACGCTGCTCCTTCGGCATAGATTCAAGCTTTTTTCTAATCCGCTCCACTGCTGCATCGACTTCGCTTTGCGGCTGCTGGGGCGGGTTTTCTTTTTGGTTGCCAGTAAGAAGGTAGTCAACCGTAACATCGAAATACTGTGCTAGCTTAACGGCATTTTGATTGGTCGGCTTTGCATCGTTTCCTGCACCTGCTTCGGTTCTCCAATAGCTATAAGCAGATTTCGGAACGCCAGCTTCAGTCAAAGCACGAGACGGCTTTACTCCCTTTTGCTCACATAGCCTTACGAAATTGTCAAAAAACACAAAACATACCTCCAGCGTTTGTACAAGATGACAAAGTTCTACCACTTGAACAAAAACACTTGAAAAGTTCTACTACTTGTGCTTTAATAAGGCTACCGGGTTCAATCGGTAGAACAAATTAAAGACTTTGAACAAATAGAAGAACGTTCGATAATGTTTTTGCTTGACACCATAATATTATCATATTCTTTCAAAAAGTTCAAGTACTAGAACAAGAAAGGAGAAAAAATTTGCTTCCTAAGTGGACAGGCGATGTTGTGGGAACGCTTCACGTTAACAGCATCGAAATCAGAGAGCTTGCTGCAAAAATGGGATGCGCACCGGAATACTTGGGAAAAATCCTGAACGGTAAGCGTGAGCCTAAAAATGCGGAAGCTAAGGTGAAAGAAGCTCTGGAAGAGCTTTTGAATGAAAGAGAGGGAAAATGAGCGACATTGTCTTATCTATGCAAAGCGGCGAGCCAGTAGCATCTAGTCGCCAGATTGCAGACAACTTCGAAAAACGTCACGACCACGTTATGCGTGACATTGACGCAATGAAAAAAGATGTCCCCAATTTTGGGGAGATGTTCTTCGAAACAACAGCGCCGGACAGCTACGGAAGGGAACAGAGGACTTACCTGATGAACCGTGACGGCTTCACACTGCTGGCTATGGGTTTCACTGGAAAGGCTGCTCTTGAGTGGAAGCTGAAATATATTGCGGCGTTCAACGAGATGGAAAAGAAGCTGGCTGACCAGCCGCAGCTCACTCGCTCGCAACTCCTTGCAACTGCACTGATCGCAGCGCATGAGGAGCTGGAAGAGAAGGACAAGCAGATTGCAGAACTTACGCCGAAGGGCATTTTTGCTGACGCGGTAAGTGCAAGCAGCCAGAGCATTCTTGTTGGTGAAATGGCAAAGCTGCTCTCACAGAACGGCATCCAGATGGGGCAGAACCGCTTGTTTTCATGGATGCGTGAGAACGGATACCTGATTAAGGACAGAAAGCGGACAGACTACAATATGCCAACGCAGAAGTCTATGGAACTTCGCCTGTTTGAAATCAAGGAAACATCCATTGCACATTCCGATGGGCACACTTCCATCAATAAGACTCCGAAGGTGACGGGCATTGGTCAGGTCTATTTCGTTAATCTCTTCTTAAAGACGGAGAAGGACAAGAAAGTGGAGGACTGAACATGAGGCGGTTTATCACCTTAAAGGTTGAGGTTGACCTTGAGCACCCGGAAGAAGCGCACCACGCCATTGACGATGCGATAAAAGCCTACGAGGAAAGCAAAAAGAGCTGGGATCTCTTTGAAGTCCACGAAGCCAAAAGCAGAGCACAAGACATTTTGTACAACCTGTGCAATGAAGGCTACAGTATGATATGGACGGTCACGGATGGCGCTGTCGGCCTGACGATTTGGAAAAGCTTTAAGGAGCCTTGTGTTGGTCAGTGTTATATGCCAAAAGAATGCCTGTACAACATCTGGGTCGAAAAGCTAGTTGCGCTGTGCATTGCCACAGGCAAGGAAGTCCCGAAATTCATTACAGATAAGGCTGGTGAGTGCTGGTGATGAAATTTCGTAAAGCGCAAAGCCGCAAGCGCAGACTAAAGCTTGCAATGGCTGCTGGCGTGTCCAGAAACGATGCCAACAAGGTGCTGTGGATGGAGAAATCCATCAACCAGTGCTTTGAACGGCACAACAGAGAAGAAAGGTTGAAAGAGGAGATGCAGCGTGGAAGAAAAGTATTGTGAGCGCTGCGGTGCCTTTCTTGGCCTTGTAAACCCATGCAAAAAGTACTGTGAAGAGTGTAAAGCCATTGTTCGCAGAGAACGGCAGGCCCTTATAAAGAAAGGAATCAAGACTGAACCGGAACCGGCTTTATGTGCTTGGTGCAAGAAGCCAATGGTTCGGAAGTTCTGGTCTCAGAAGTATCACCCTGAATGCGCAGCAGACGCAAACAAGGCTTTGACCAAAAAATACAAAGCCAAAAAGCAAAAAGAGCTGAATGCGCTAAAAGCATCTGGCGAGTTCAAAATTACTTGGGATGTGCAGGAGCCAGAACGTGCGAGACCTCAAAAACACGAACCTCCAAAGTATACCGTGCGCCAGATGAACGATGCTGCAAAGCGATACGGCATGAGCTACGGTCATTACAGTACTTTACTTGCGCAGGGAAAGGTGGAGCCGCCCGATGAACGGTAAATATTACGGCAAGCGGGAAATCCGCTGGCACAGCCGGGAGAAAGACCGACTGGAACACATTCATAAAGGAAAGGACAAGAATGAAAGCATTCGTGGAAATCGTCCTGATTTGGGGCATTGTCCTGGCATTGGTTTTAGCAGTGTTCCTGCTAAACTTCTGGCTGGTGCATCATATCGAGATTCTGATCGGCGCTAAAGCGACATGGTACATTATCGGAATCAGCGCTCTGATGGCCATCTGCTGGATTTTCGGTGTTGGTAAGAAAGCATGACGCTGGAAGATGCAATGAAAGCCAGGTACTTCAACATCAACGACCTTAGCCGTAGATCGGGAGTATCAAGGCCAACGATTTACAGCATCTTGGGCAAACGAAAGAAGCAGAAAAGCTCCGTTCGGGTCGATACGCTTCTGAAAATCGCAAAGGCCCTGAATGCAAAAATAGTCATCAACGAAAACAAGCCAAACGGATTTGACATTGTCTTAAAAGAGGTGAAGAGAAATGAAAACTGTTAAAGGCACTGTATTGTGCTTTATAAGCATCTCCATCGCCGTTGCAGCACTTGGATGCGGAAATGCCATCAATGGCGCTTCCAATGGCTGGGGGATGCTTGGATATACGCTGCTGTCCGTGTCTATGCTTTTTACCGCTTTGATTCTCGCTATTATCGGCGTTAGCGCTGAGAATGAGAGAATCGAGCGTGAAAATCGCAAAATCAGACGTGTAGCCCACCACACCAACGAGTGGAGGGATGTTCAGTGAAATGCCCGATGTGCGGACAAGAAAGTGTCACGACTGCAGACACCAGGAACGAGGATGATTGTGTCATCCGTAGAAAGCACTGCTTGAATAAAGAATGCGATTACCGGTGGTCTACTATTGAAATCGACACAAGCCAGTGGTACTCAGCTCTTCAAATCCAGGAGCACAGAAAACAAAGAGGACGGCCCAGAAAGAATGATTAGCGTGAGCTTAGATAGATTCGGCGGCATGACCGAGCCGGAGGACGGCGTGTACTTTATGACCAACGAGCAGATGGCAAAAGCTAAAGAAGCTGACCGTCTGGCTGAGATTGAGGACTTGCAGTCTGAAATCGAGGACAGGGAAGCAGAGTTGAAAGACCTCCGTGCGCAGTTGGCAGAACTGATGGCTGGCTGATTTTTGTACAGCCAAATTAAGCCAAAGTGAGGACAATGAAGCCTAATGAAGCCGAAGAAAGGAAAGAAAAATGGCAGTATTAGTAATGGTCTACGGTCACTCCGGTAGCGGTAAGTCCGCTTCGCTTCGGAACTTTGACCCGGAACAGGTTGCGGTTATCAACGTGCTTGGCAAGCCGCTGCCGTTCCGAAGCAACATGAAAACCTATATCACCAACGACTACGGCAAGATTGATGCTGCAATCCACAGCACAAAGCGCAAGTCCATCGTCATTGACGATGCCACCTACCTTATGACCGGCGAGTTCATGCGGAACGCAAAGGTTGCTGGATACCAGAAGTTCACCGACATGGCAGCTAACTTCAACGCCCTGCTGATGCGGGCGAAGGAACTGCCGGACGATGTGGTGGTCTACTTTTTCGGCCACAGTGAGCGTGACGGCGATGGCGGTGAGAAGTTCAAGACTATCGGCAAGCTGCTGGATGAGAAGGTTTGCGTGGAAGGGTACTTCACCATCGTTCTGAAAACCGTTGTGCAGGATGGGCGATACCTGTTCAGCACTCGCAACGATGGCATGGACACCGTGAAAACCCCTCTGGGGATGTTCAGCGATGCGCTGATCGAGAACGATCTCGCCGCCGTAGACAAGACCATCCGTGAGTATTACAACATCCCGGTTCAGCCGGAGAGCAAAGGAGAGTAACAGATGAAGAACATCAACTGGAATGACGTACAGGAAGCCACCGAGCGCCGTGACTTGCCTGTTGGCGGCTATGTTGCCGGTATCTGCAAGGCAACGGACGAACCCGCAAAGGAGCGTCTGAACATCGAGTGGGAAGTAGCAGAGGGAGAGTTCAAGGGCTACTGGCGTGAGCAGACCGCTTCCCTTATCGAGCGTGGCAAGCTGAATCCGGGCGAGTGGGCATGGGGAGGCAAAACCATCAAGAGCTACAAAGAAAAGGCACTGCCGTTCTTCAAGGGCTTCATCACCGCTGTGGAGCAGTCCAATCCCGGTTACAAGTTCAACAACGATGAAAAGACCCTGCGCGGTAAGCTGGTCGGCGTGGTTCTCCGTGAGGAGGAGTACATGGGCAACGATGGTAACGTCAAGACGAAGCTTGTCGTTGACCGCTTTACCAGCGTGGACAAGATTCGTTCCGGTGACTATGAGGTCAGACCGAAGAAAACACTGGCTGGCGGGTCTGGCTCCGGCTACTCGCAGGGCGGGAACGATGACTTCTCCGTGATTGAGGACGATGGTTCGTTCCCTTTTGACTAACGGTTACGCTACCGGGACAAAAGGCGAGAAAGGAGCACTATGCTTTACCATCCGAAAGTAGTTCGATGCCGTCTGAAAACTGGCGGGAAAAGCATCGAACAAATCAAAGAATCTTACAAGGGGCAAGGGCTGGTTTATCGGGATTTTGAAAGTCTCCAACAGATGTACGATGCTTTTTCTGGATTGATTGTTGAACTGTCCCTTTGGGAGTACGACAACCACGAAAGCTATCATCTCGAAAGCTGGAAGCCAGAAGATGATGAAAAAGTTATGATGGGCGTTTATTACGCAGAGCAAACGCATCCATTCCCTCGATACAAGAACGATTTTGAAAAGTTCAAAGCAGTTTGGGAAGAAAAGAAATACTGCAGTAATGGTGCGTCTCTCGTCTTTGCTCCAGAAGACGTGGAAGAACTCGAAACCATCTGCGAGGAAGTTCCTTCGTCCTGACCGCCTACCTTATATAAGAGCTGTGCTATCTGGCTGGACGGGCGTTTTGGAAAATGAAAGTTTTAGTCGCCTGTGAGGAATCACAGGAAGTCTGCAAAGCGTTCCGGGCAAAAGGTCACGAAGCCTACTCATGCGACCTGATTGAGCCGTCCGGCGGGCATCCAGAATGGCATATTCTCGGTGACTGCCTAAAGGCTATTGAGGGGGGGGCAGGTCGTGACAATGGACGGAATCGCGCATGATGTGCCCCGCTGGGATATGATTATCGCATTTGTCCCCTGCACAAAGACGAGCAACGCGGGAGCAAGACACCTGTACAAGGGAGGAAAGCTCAATCTTTCCCGGTATTATGAGGGATTGTGCGGCAAGGCACTTTTTCTTGCCGTGTGGGCGGCAGATTGCGAAAAAGTGGTGATTGAGAATCCTACCCCCAGCAAGATTTTTGATTACCCAAAGCCTACGCAGGCAATCCAGCCCTACGAGTACGGACATCCGTACAGCAAGAAAACGCTACTGTGGGAACGCGGTGTACCGCCGCTGCACCCGACAAATATCGTAGAACCTACCGCGACATGGTGTCCGTCTGGCTCTTATTCTCATAAACATGGAGAGCGGCATAAAGGGATGTTTACAACTGACCGGGCTAAAAACCGAGCAAAAACTTTCGCTGGCGTGGCGGCTGCCATGTCAGAACAGTGGGGTTGATAGAATGATTACCTGTTGTCTCAACTGCACATCACGCCACCAAGCCTGCCATGACACATGCGAGAAGTACAAGGCAGAGAAGAAAGACTTCGAAGAGCGCAAGGCTTTCGTGTATGAGCTGAACCACAGCCAGAGCGTGTACCACCGCGATTATGAGGACAAGCACCGGGAACGTGGCAAGAAGCGGTTTCTCGGAAGTGAATTTAGAGGTGAACGATAAATGGGAGCTTTCATTGCAAGACAACCTAATGGTCTGCTGTGCCGGTTTTCTTCGGTGGTCGATTGCATTACCGATTACAACATGACCGAAGATGAATACATCGAAATGTGTGCCGAAAAGGCACGAGAAGAAGCAAGAGATGTTATTGACCACTATATGCAACCGTTTGAACTGGTGGACAAGCGATTCTACCCGAACAACATGACAGTGGAAGAACATAAGCGGATTATGAAGGAAATGGAAAAGCCCGCTGACAAAACAACTCATATTCCGTGAATTTAGAGGTGAACGAGGATGAACAGAAAATACGAGCCGGGTAGACTTGTCACATCGCTTGACGAACTTACAAGGCAGAAGTTGGTATTTCATCGAAAGCAGCTCATAAACGTAGGATGGTTTTCTAGCTGGCAAATTCGATATGCCCTGAAAGAAATAGAGAAAGGGAACATTCGATACGCCGATAGAAAACCGGTGATCTGGCACTATGGTGAGGCCATTATCCCATGAACACCGGAAAGCAGTTTGAAACAGACTTCAAAGCATCCGTCCCATCCGATGCGTGGTGCTACCGGCTGAAAGACAGTGCTGCAACCTACTACGGCGGCAACGAGAACCTGTCTTTTTCCATTGACAACATCTGCGACTTCCTTGTGTACCGATACCCGATGAACCACCTGTTTGAACTGAAAACCATAGAAACGCCCTCTATCCCGCTGGAAAAGGTATTCGGAAAGTACGACAAGGCGAAGTGCAAATACCGCAAGGAAAAGCACATCACTGACATGGTGGAAGCGATGGGGTACAGCGGTCAGACCGCCCATGTGATAATCAATTACAGGACGGTCAACCGCACCTTTGCAATCCCTGCCAACAAGGTTCTCGCGTTCCGCTACAACGAGAGCCGGAAGAGCATCCCTTGGCAGTGGGCAGAACAAGAGGGAATAGAGATCAAAGCAAAAAGGCTGCGTGTCCATTGGCGGTATGACGTGGATGGGCTGCTAAAGAGATTGGAGAAAGAGAATGAGGTTCGATGACATTGAGGTTGAAATTTGCGACCGATGCGGCGAGTGCTTTTCGTGGCACGGAGAAACAGACGGGATCCGAAAAATCAAAATCAAAGAGCGTGGATACGAGTGCTCGCCTGACCGTTCGTTTGTACTTTGCCCCTCTTGCATGGCTGCACTCAACGACTGGCTGAAAGGAGAACAGAAGTGAGTAGTCAGATGAATAAATTCGGAAACTGCCCTCTGTGCGGCAAACAGGTCAAGCCAACCAAATGGTTGGGCAGTTCAAAAACGAGGACATGACCCCTGACGAGTTTGCGGATTACATCACTGCAAAGTCAGAACAGGTAGAAAAAGAGCTGAGAGAAAGGTGGAGCTAATGGATAAAGAGCAGCTTGCCATCGCACGGTTGCAGGACGCTGCACGGCTATCTGAGCATCGGTACAAGAAACCGCTCATGGTCACATACTCTGGCGGAAAGGATTCACAGGTGCTCGTGGCTCTGGCTGAACGCGCAGGAATCAACTTCGAGGTGGTCAACAGCCACACTACCGCAGATGCGCCGGAGACAGTCTATTTCATCCGTGAGCAGTTCAAGGCGATGGAAGAGCGTGGAATCAAATGCTCCATCGTTATGCCACGCTACAAGGACAAGCCTGTGTCCATGTGGACGCTGATTCCGCAAAAGCTGATGCCGCCGACAAGACTTGTGCGGTATTGTTGTGCCGTTCTCAAAGAAAATACTGGCCGCGATAGATTTATCGCTACCGGCGTTCGCTGGGCTGAATCAACAAACAGAAAGAAAAACCGTGGAACGATGGAGTTTAGCCATCGTGACAAGGAAAAGCGCATCATTCTTATGGGCGACAACGATGAAAAGCGACAACTGTTCGAGACCTGCAACCTCAAGGGCAAGATGACTGTCAATCCTATCGTGGACTGGTCTGATGATGATGTGTGGGACTACACGCACAGCGAACACCTTCCTGTCAATCCGCTGTATTGCGAAGGACAAAAACGTGTTGGCTGCATCGGCTGTCCTATGGCCGGTAGGGGGGGCAGACAGCGTGAGTTTATGCGCTGGCCTGCCTACGAGAAAATGTACATCTCAGCGTTTGAGCGAATGCTTGATGTCAGAAAAGCAAAAGGTTTGCCGTGTGACTGGCAAACTGGCATGGATGTGTTTCGCTGGTGGATGGAAGATGACAACATCAGCGGTCAGTTGAGCATGGACGATTTGATGGAGGATAACAATGTTTGATTTTTCAAGTGGGCTTTTTGGATTTATGAATCAACGTCCTCGTTATGAACGAGAACTGAAGGAAGATACCGTAAATGGCTATCACATTGATACTTGCGCTGTTGACGATAGGGATTGGAATTACGAAACGGCGATTCAACACGAACAATTTAGGGGTGGGGAGTGGATTGTTGTTCGAGGATATGACAGCAAAGAGGAAGCAGAAGCCGGGCACGATATGTGGGTAAAGAGCGCAAAAGCTGGTTTCCAAAAGCTGTATGATGTATTTGAAGAAAAGATTTATCCAAAAGAAAAGCAAGAAGAAAGGCCGGTTCACTTCATTTTGACCTATGCCTGTGATCGATGCGTGACCTCCATGAAGCATGAAGCGTATATGAAAAAGGAAAAATTTCAAAAGGAAAGGATTTGTCCGTTTTGCGGTGGGGAACTTTACATGAAAGAATTTGAAATTATGAACAGGTGGTAACGATGATGTTTGAATTTGCAACTCGCTGGCTGGTCTGCCTAGTCCTGCTGGCGGTGGTGGTTCAGTCCGAACGGACAATCAAAGACATGGCAAACAACCTGTTTGAAAAGCGGCAGGCAATGCTCGTCTGGTTGTTCGTCAACGTGTGTCTAGCTGTTTGCACGGCTATTATGATGGGGTGGAGGTAAAAACATGAACAGATATGACATTGAAAAGAGTATGGAAAGAAGTCGTAGAAAGTTTGCGATTCTGCAAGGCGTTGTAATCGCTTTTATTGCAGTCGTGGCGGTTTCGTCTATCGTACTTTCCATCTTTATGTATAAGGGCTTGTTTTCCGCAGACATCCCCGAATGGATGAAGTGGGCGTTTGTATTTCTTGGGAGGTAAGTATGGAAAACGAACTTTACTGTCCGATGAAGATGAGCAGCAATCCGCTTGGTCGGTGCGTGTGCGAGAAAGAAAAGTGCGCTTGGTGGCGGCAGTTGGACGACTGTTGCTCCATCTGGTGGATTGCAACCAAGCTGGACAAACTTGAAACGAAGATGAAGAGGTGATGATACCATGAGCGAGATGCAAAAGCTAGATGCCGCTCTCACTGAAATGGGTATAGAGCATATTTACGACCACGAATATAGGGGCGGAGAGGGAATCGTGGTGACGAAAAATGGTAAGTATTGCTGGGATGTAATCTGCGTACCTGATTCCTACGGATGGAACGAAGGGCTACTGGAAGTCATGGGAAAGCCTTTGGTTGGTCATTATAACGTGATGGGCTGCTGCACCGCAGAAGATGTTCTGAAAATGTTAAAAGGGAACGAAGTTCATGCCAAACCATAAAGAATATGTGTGGTTAAACTGAAACGAGGTGATAACTCTTGGCAACACCCCCGAAGCGTGGTCGTGGCAGACCTCCGCTGACCGAAGCTGAAAAGAAAAAGCGTGAGAAGCGGGCGCAAAAGGCAAAAGAGCAAGCCGCTGCAAAGCGTGAGAAAGAGCGTGAGAAGAAGCGGATACAGAACCTCAACAAGAACAAGAGCATCCGTTCACAGGTCAGTAAGAAGGTAAAGGAGCAACAGGCGTTGGCTATTGAGAAGCTGAAAATGATGAACACAGGCGATTTGCAGTCAAGAATCGGCGATGAAGAAGACAAAAAGGTTGTCGGCATGATTGCAGCCAAGTATTTTGGAGACCTTCCGAGCGTGGATATGAACAACCCCATTGAAGTGCAGCAACGTCTTGATTTCTTCTTTGACGCTTGCATCGAAGCCAGAATTTCCCCTGTGGTCGAATGGATTGCACTGGTGCTTGGCATCGAATGGCCTAGCCTGAGACAGATTATGACAGGCAAGCGCCGTGACGACAGTTTGCAGCAGAAGTACATCCTCAAGCTGATTCTGCAAATGCAGTCCATGTGGGCGTACAACGGTATGTACGGTCAAGAGAACCCGGCAGAGTGGATTTTCCGAGCCAAGAACTATTTTGGCATGAAAGACAACGTGGAAGTCACCGTTGCACAGCTGGAACAGCCGTTGGGCGATGCCCAGAGCCCAAAACAGCTTGCCCAGAAGTACCAGACGGCTTTGCCGAAGGGGATTGACGTGGAGTTTAAGGACGTGACGGAAAATGAGCAGCAAAGCGTTACGGAAGATGTATAAAGAACATCACATCTGCATACATTGCGGTCAGAACGATGCAATGCCGGGCAGAGTATCGTGTGCGGAGTGTTTGGCAAAAGACATCGAAAGGCACACGCAAGCATACGAAAACCTTTCAAGCGAAATGAAAGCTGCGTATCTGCAAAAATGCAATGAGCGACAACGTGAAAAGCGCAAAAGGCTGGCTGCGAAAGGAATTTGCACCACTTGCCTGAAACGTCCAATGTCAAAAGGCTATCGCTCTTGCATCGAGTGCCGAACAAAGGATGCTCAAAAGAGAGCGAGAAACAGCAAGGAATACAGAAGGACATCTGGCACTTGCGCCTATTGTGATGAACCACCAATTCCCGGCAAGCGTTGCTGTCCGAAACACTATGCAAGCCGCATTGTTGGCATTACAAAATGTAGGCAGTCAGAGGGCTTTCGGCTATCACAAATCGAACAAAAAAAGCGCATAAACGTCTTTTGGAGAGAAATGGAATGGGAAAGAAATCAAAGAATGAAACAACCCAAGTGGATACGCCCATGACCCCGTTGATTGACTTCTCCGACCCTTGCCTACGCACGTTCCTGCCTGTCCTCTTGCAAGACCACACGACAGGAAAGAACATCATCTGGGCAACAGACCCGCCGCCTGAGCTTGGCGTTGGCTTTGCAGATGAAATCACGCTGGAACAGCTAGACAAGGTTCAGCTTGTTCCTCGTGTGCAGAAACGGCTTGCAGACCAAAAGAAGCGCACCAGCAAGAAAGCAGAGGTGTTCACTCCAACATGGGTTTGCAAGAAAATGGCAGACGTTGCAGAAAACGACCTAAAGGGCGAGGATTGGAAGGAATACATCAACAAGACTTGTCTTGAAGTAACATGTGGAGAAGCGCCGTTCCTGACAAGCCGATACGATACCACAACAGGGCAGATGATTGCCGTGCCGGACAGAATCGGTTTGCTGGATAGGAAGTTAAATGTTCTGGCAGAGAAGTTCCATGACTACGATATGTGGATGTGCTGGGCAATTAGCGCCTACGCATCGACATACGGCTATGAGTGGCAGGGAGACAATCTCTTGCTTGCAAGGTGCAACCTGTTCCTGGCACTGGTTGAAAATTTTAGGTATCGGTTTGATGCAAAACGGCTTGAGATTGGCTGCATGCCTATGTTTCTTGACTGCATCGCAGAAACCATCTCATGGAACATCTGGCAGATGGATGGTCTGAAAAAGACCGTGCCAGGCACGGACATTCCGTGCAAAATCAAAGACTGGAAAGCTTACAAAGAAATCCTGTTTAAGGACGTTGGGGAGGATGACTAATGCAAACTGACAGAGGAATCTACCACAAGCGAGTATGTGACCGCTGCGGAGCGGTTATGAGCGGCAGGATGATGAACCCTGACGAATACTTCAAGGACTGGGCGTGGCGCAGGGACACAGGCGACCTGTGCCCAGAATGCTATGCAGAGTATAAGCGAGTGATCGGGCGGTTCAACAGGGGAAAGAGAGGGCAGAGGAAATGACGAGATGTTCTATATGGCGTTGCAAACAGTGTGGCATGGTTATCTACAACGCCGAAGATGCGAAAATTCCTGACAATGCGTTTGACGAACTTTTTAGCCTTAAAACCGTTTGCAATAACCTTACAGGGTTCAATTTGCCAACCGTTAAATATACGCATCGTTGTGACACTCAAACAATTGGCTTGTGTGACTTTATTGGATGGAGGAAGTATGAATGAACTTCTACTGCACCACCGAACATTGCTCTTGCATGGGCATCAAGCAGTTCTCCGCTGGCAAGGCTATCCGATGCACAGCAGAATCCTGCAAGAACAAATCTGAGCCGTCCTGTGGCTCTTGCAAATGGTACGCAGAGCCGGAGGGCGTATGCGTGAACGACCAGTCGGAACACGTTGCAGACTTCGTGTATGACGAACGCGGATGCAAGGAATGGGAGAAGAAAGATGAAACGTCAGCAGACCTATAAAGGGCTTATTGGCAAGGGCTGGTACGACCAAAGCGAATACAGTCACTATTTTGCAGCGTGGGCAAACCACCGAAACAACTGGGCTATCCGCAAGGCTGACAACCGCAAGCTGGCAAAGGCAAGATTGAAACAGATTGAACGCCAGCAAATCAAAAAGGAGCTGGACGAGTATGAGCTATGATATTTCGCTGTGCGACCCCGTAACGCACAAACCACTCAAAGCGGATAGTACGCATTTTATCGCAGGTGGTATGCGTGCTATGGGCGGTACAAAAGAGCTGTGGCTCAACGTCACCTATAATTACGGTCACTTCTATTATCGACCGGAAGTGTTTGGTGAGAACGGCATCCGCTCCATCTACGGCAAGACAGGCGCAGAGAGCATCCCGATGCTTGAAAAAGCCATTTCTGCACTAGGCGACGATGTAGACGACAGCAACTACTGGAACGCCACAGAGGGCAACGCCAAACGTGCCTTGTACGGTCTGCTGGCGTTTGCAAAGATGCGTCCTGACGGTGTGTGGGACGGAGATTGAAAGGAGAAAGAAAAATGTCTTTGTTTGAAATTGTACTCGGTTTTGTTTTGACGACAATGATTGGCTTTGTGCTCGTTTTTCCGATTTATTTGGTCGAAAAATATATAGTTCTTAGCATTTTGGACGAATACATAGACAACGTAATCTTAAAAGCCATTGCGGTTGTAGCAGTCAATGTTCTTTTCTTTCTCGTTGGGTTTGCAATCATCTTTAGCGTTTACGGTTATAAGTGTTGATAACACGATTTGAAGGGGGAACGTGCAATGAGAGCCAGACCGATTGATGCTAATGAACTACGTCAAAACATCGAGGCGTAGATTCAGGAGTATAACGATGGAACAATAGGTGGCTTGTCGTTAGACGATGTGCTTGATTACATCGACACTGCGCCAACAATCGAGGTGAAAGACAATGGCTAATTATCCAGAATACCTTGAACGAAACGCACTTATTGAAAAAATCCAGAAAGCATATTGCGTTGTTGGATGTAAAAATCACAAAGGGCTTCGATGTGACGATTGCGATATTGGTGAGGTGTTAGATATCGTAGGAGATGCACCAGCAGATATGATTGACGATCATCTACATCCGATGGCCTTTTGGGTAGTACAAGACGCAACCCTTACAAAGTTTGAATGTAGCAGATGTCACACGAGAAATCATCATACACGTTGGGACTATTGCCCCTCTTGTGGAGCGAAAATGGTGAACGCACATGGCTAACACACTCTGGCATCCGGCAAGCGAACCGCCACGAGAGCGGACGCAGCCTTTGTCGCTTGCGACTAAGACAATGTGGCGTGATAAAGATGGAAAAATGTTGCAAGGAATCTCGCCAACAGCGTACTTTCTTGACTGTTACGCAGACGGTCAGTTCTGGGACGAGATAGGAGAGAGACTGCCGGAAGATGTGACGGTGACGCATTGGATGGAGTTTCCGATGGTATAGGAGAGTTTATGGAAAACGGTGTTGTTATTACGCAAGATATGATTGACTCGTTTACGGCTGCCATGCGAGAAGCGTACAGAGTATACGGAGATGATGAGGAGCTTGTGCATGGCGTGATGGATGGCATTATGTGCGAAACCTTAGATAGGCTTGGCTTTACAGAAGGTGTGGAAATCTTTAACGAAGCACCAAAATGGTATGCGTAAGGAGCAGTAAGCATGACAAACAAGAAGTTTGGCATCATCATTATAGACTTGAGCCTTTTTGACTTCGGGCCGAAACCGCCTTGTGGGTACATCAAGGCAAAACATATCCGCCCAGCTTACGGCAAAGGCGAAAGGCCTGTCAAGGCGCATAAGCGAATTACGAGAACGAGAGAGGGATTCAGAAAGTGAAAAAGCTTAAATTTCCTGAGGATTTCTTTGCATACGACAACCCAGACTGCCCCGACAAGGACATTGAAAAAGCCGTAAACAAAATGAAGAACTGGATGAAGGGTGAGACCTACAAGAGCAACCCTTGGTTCTTTATGGCTGCTGGCAACTATCTGATTGTCGGTCTGATCGCTGAGGATGGGCAGAAAACAATCTACGTTGCACGGCAGTATTATGAGATAGTCAACATTCCGGGCGAAGGCTGGCTACGTGAATCTGACGCTGAGTGCCTGTTTTAAGGAGAATTAAAGATGGAAGAACTTAAAAGATGCCCATTCTGCGGTGGAAAAGTTGCCATTGCAGAGGGTGGTTATCGCCAAACACGATGGATGTATGTTACGAGAGGAAACGAAGAAAATAGGTGCAACTGCTATGTTATCATGGAAAGCAAAAATTACGACTTTGATTCCTCTGAAAAAGACAAGGAAAAAATCAAAGCCGACCTTATCGAAGCATGGAACAAACGCTACAAAGAGGATTGAGCATGGACAAAAAACGAGACAGCTTTACATTCCAACGATACTACTTTGAAGCCATCTCCACGCTCAAAAGTAAAGAGAAGTTGGAACTCTACGATGCAATCTGTGCATACGTTTTTGAAGAAAAAGACGCAACTTTGAACTCAAAAAAAGCAGAATCTTGTTTCATTTTGATTAAGCATCTGCTCGATGAAGAACGAAAAAGAAGCGATATTGCGTCAAAAGGATGGTCTACACGAAAGTCATCTCATCCTCATGTCATAAATGAGATGAAAGTCAGCTCATCTATGAGTTCAAAGTCAGATGACAATGAGCCCATTGTATCAACTGACAGTCAGATGAACGTCAAGACCTTGCCGGAAAGCGCTGTCAAGAAGAAACCTGACATCTTTTCCGACTTTGCTCATGGCGATAAAGCCCTGCTGGAATCCCTGCGAGAGTTCGCACAGATGCGTACAAGAATCAAAAAGCCTATGACAGACCGGGCAAAACAGATGCTCTGCAACAAGCTGGAAAAGTTTGATCGGCATGATTGGAAAGCCATTCTCGACCAGAGCATCTATGCCGGGTGGCAGGACATTTACGCATTGAAACAGGATGAACAATACGAGCAAAGTACGGAGATGGAGTTTCCTAGACTATGACAATGGACGTTCAAATGGTATTTATCGGCGGTCTAACGCTGTGCAAAAGAGATGTTGCAACCGAAGTCATGGTTGAAGTTGATGATTCTGACTTTGAAACAAAAGAGCTGCAAGAGGCTTTCAATGCGATTAAAGGCTATTGGGAGCTTCGTGGATATGTAGACGTTGTAGACCTCAGAGAAATGCACAAGAACGTTGCGGATTTGATTGTGGAATGCAGCAAAGCGTGTGAAGCTGAGTGCGTTGTACTTAGCCGTGATCGCATGGGAGAATGGGCTAAGCGGATAAAGGAAAATGCTGCATTAAGGCGCTTCCAGTCGCTTGCAGTTGAATCCGCTAGCGCATTGACGACCTATGAGGATTTGTCTGAAATCTACCAGCAGATGGGTGAGGCAATGAGCCTGAAAGCTGAGGAAGAAGATGCGTGGACATACGAGGACGTGCTGAACGACTATGTGCTTCACATGGACGAGAAGCCTGTGTACATAAAGACAGGCCTAGAGCGTCTGGATGAAGCGCTGCACATCTCACCGGGTGATTTCATCATCATCGGCGGAAGACCGTCTGCGGGCAAGACAGCCCTGTCCTTGCAAATAGCAGCAAGCATGGCAAAACAGGACTATACCGTGTACTATTTCAGCTTGGAAACCAGCAAACGCAAGCTGGGCGCACGTCTGATGGCTAATCAAATATACTGCCCTCTGGATACGGTGAAAAATAAGGCGGTCAGCTTGAATGAGATTGACGGACAGGCAAAGAACATGAAGATGCCCTTATATATCCGCTCCGCTGCCGGGAAGAACGTGGCGTGGATGAAGGCGCAGGCTCTCCGTAAAAAGGCTCAGGTCATCTTCGTAGACTATCTTCAACTCATCCACGAAACGAGCGCAAAGGACAGATATGCCGCCATTACAGCCATATCCATTGCCCTGCACGAACTGGCACAGACCACAGGCATTGTCGTGGTGGCACTGGCGCAGCTTAATCGAAACCCATCCAAGCCCGGAGCAACGCCTACCAACTCCGACTTGCGAGAGAGCGGACAGATTGAACAGGACGCAGATGCAATCATCCTTCTGTCCGGCGATAACCCCGACAAGTACCTGTTTCGACTAAGCAAGAACAAGGAAGGCGAGATAGGCGACCTTCCAATCACGTTTAACAAGCAGATTCAACGGTTCCAAGAGTATACTTGGATGGATTGAGCACATGGGCTGTCAGCAATGGCAGTCTTTTGTTTTTGCCAACTCCACGAGAAAGCCTGTTTTAAGGCGTTTTAGATGCTAGACGATAACTTTATCGACTTAATCTCAAAAGCACGCCACAGACGCTCGTAGGCGTCTCTCCGTTGATGCTGATGGTATATCTCAAACTAGACCATGTGATTAGACCGATGCGGAAGCGTAGAGAACGGCTTTTCAGGGTCAGGCGTGAAAGTTATCGGGTCAATCAGAAAAGCGCGGCAGACAGGCTTTTACACGCCTTTCCAGCGATGATAGCAGCCAGATGGACGAATGCTAACGACTATTCATCCAATCGCAGGGCTGATTGAGACGAAAAAACGCTTCGAGTGTCACTTTCGAAAATGGCTTTCAAATTTTTGTCCCCTTTCCCCCTTGTTTCCTCTTTCCCCCTTTTGTCCCCCTCTTTCCCCTACAACCCCTATTAC